CACCGCGCCGCGTGCGCCAAAGACGACGTTGGTCAGCGAGACGTTTTCGGCCATATCATTCATCTCGTCCAAGGAGGAATCGAGTTCTAAAACGATTTCCGCCGTCACTGTGCGGTCGCCGTGTTCCAGCTTGCCCAAGTAGGCCGCATCCGACGCGCCGCCGCTGGCTGTGTAATCGCCATAATCCTGGGAACTGTCGCCGATGCAGCGGTCATTTTGCGGGCTGTGGTTGTTTGACAATTCCACGAACCACGATTTGACGCGACACGTTCCTGACGCCAGATCAATTGCGCCGCCATTGTTGTAGCTCAGATAGGCGTACGGCTTGACGCACGTAAACGAACTGGCCGAAGGCAGCGAGGATACGTTGCCGGGGCTGCGATGCTTGCCGGAACCAATCAGGTCAAACGAGCATTGCGCCACGCCTGCGCCGTCTTGCGACAGTCGCGCCCGATCCACGACCAAGCCGGTGTAGAGATAATCCGCGCCAGAGCCGGGAATATCCGCCAGCGCGTTGAAGCTCGGCAATTGCAAGCCGGACGAACCGGGCAGCATTGGCGCAGTGTGCGAAAAGGCGGCGGCAGTCACCACCGTGGCATCCGTAATCGTGCCGCCCAATGCGCGCAGCCACAGCCGCGCCATTACCGCGTTGAAATCGACTTCGCCCGCGACGGCGATGGCTGTCGGTTGCCAGTAGGTATTGCATTGGCCGGTGGCAAACTCCGATCCGGCGCGGCCAAGATCGTTTCGCTTTTCCGGGTTGGGAATGAAAACGACATTGTTGTCCGTGACGGCGCGGAGATAGTTGCTGCCGGTCGTTTCTGGTGTATTGTAGGAGCTTTCGCGGGTCTTCTGAATGTACAGAACCGCATTCCGCTGCAAGTAAGCCATAGTAAGTCCTCGTTGGTTGTCGAGGTCGCTATGCGCTTTGCAGCGTTGGCGCGATTCGCTATAGCATCACGCGCCGCTTACCCGGTCAGATTGTCGTAAAATTATTTGATTGGCTCAGACTTGAGCCGCTTTGCATATTCCGTCAGGGCAGAACCGATGCCTTTCACCAGTTCGCCTAAGCGTTCCAAAAACCAAAGGGTTGCCGGATGCGGATTCATCAACTGCACACTCCCACCTTGCACACAGCCGAGATCGAACCATCCGCGATATGCACACGCTTGCCGCCTTCGCGTCCTGGCGCAACGGTAATGCTGCCCGCCGGAAAGCTGGCCGCGTTGATGTCGCCAAGATTATCAATCACGGTCTGCTCAATGCCGCTTACTGCCGAAGGATCGAGAAAGGCGAGAATCACAGCATCGCGGTCGCTGGCAAAGGTATCTTCTGAGTTGGTCGTGTCGTCGCCGGTCTTGTACTCGTACACCTGCACCAGTCGCCACGTATAGCGATAATCCGCCCACGCCTGCCCCTGGTTGAGTAGTTCCGCGCCGGATTGTGTGACGATCCAGCCGCGAATTTTCGTTGCGCTCGTGCTGTACAGCGCGGCGAAGTCACCGTCAGCCAATAAGCCAAGCTGATTGCGCGGAATAATCACGGCATCCGGCACAGCAAGGCGAATCACGGCGGCGATGGCTTCGCGGGTTTCTTTTTCAGTCGGCATTTAGAAGCTCAGGCGTTGATTGAACTGCTCAACAACGGTTTCCGCACTGACCAGCGCAAACGGTCTGTCTAATGGCGCAGGCGGTTCCAGATAAGCAGCGTACGGCGTGTCAATCGTGATAATCCCTGTCAGTTTGTCGGGGTACGATTCCTTGATTGAATTAAACAGCCGACCGCTGCGAATTGCTGGCGCTTCGCCCTTTGCCGATGCCTGATAGCGCCCACCGCCACGAAAGACACGCCCGCCGCCTTGTGCTTTGCCGCGTGCGTAGAACCGGCCCGACTTCGGCAAGCGAAACCGCCGCTGCATTTCCAGACGAATGGCCGGGAGTGCCTTGCGGATAATTTTGCTGGCGCGATCTTCGATCAGAACGCGAATGGCCTTTTCGTTGATGAACAGTTCAACTTGCATCTTCTTGCGGGCTGAGCCAGAAGCGATAGAATCGGCGCAACGATTGCGGTGGAAAGGGCGACGGCAATTCGATTTGATAAATCACGCCATCAATTTTGATGCCGGTAATGAGCTTTAAGTCAGCGGCTACCAGCAAGCTTTCGGCAACGCGCAACTCGTATTGCACATTCGGCGGCAGTAACCGCCCAACCGCATCGCGCTCGCCATAATCCCACGCTTGCGTGACGACCTTGTGCACGACTTGCGCGCCGCTGACCATCTTCAGAAACGTGATTTCGCCGGATTGGCCATTGGCAACGAACTTTTCCCGCCGTGCCAATTCCAGCGCATCAAATTGGGCTTGCGACACCGACATCAGGCGCGCACCAATCGGCGGACACTACCACCGGACAGCAAAAGACCATCCAGTTGCAGCATCGCTAACTTGCAGAGCTTGCCGAGTTGCCGACTATTGCGCACCTGGATCGAAGTATCGCCCGCCGCAACCGTTTGCGCTTCGTAGCGATCATTCGACCAGTTGGTGTTTGTCGCCAGTGCAAACGCCTGCTCGTATTGTGCTTGAATGACCGGCGTCGGGATGGCGTTAGACGCAAAGAAGCGCCCGCGCAGATCATACAAACCATACGTAGACGACAGGCCGGACACTTGCAGCATCCGTTGTCCTTGCACGCTGCCGACACGCGGGAATTGCAACGCCTGCGTGGTTGTGGCGCACGTTCCGATATAATCGTTCGCTTCCACGAACGGCATCGCCCGCAAGAGCCAGCTTTCGGGGAGTCCTGCAACAGCGGCATCCCATTCGGCTTGCCGTCCGGTCTGCAAAAAGTAGGCAGTCGCGCCATCCGCATCGCCGTAGCTATTGGCTGACGCGCTGCCCGCTGTGGTCACAAGTGCCATCGGTTATTTACTTACCCGGCGTGTGCGGATTTCTTTGGCTTGATGACCTTGCCCTTCATCGGCTTGGACACTTTCGGTTTGCCCGCTGACTTCTTGTTTGTTTTCTTCATCTTGAATCACCTCAACGTCAATCCCCGCCGCTTTGTAGGCTTCGGCAATCACGTTTTGATATGAGCAAGGGAAGACAACGACAGCCCTTGCAAGCTCTACGTTGCCTTCCCACAATTCTGCGTTGCGACGGCCAGCCATTCGCCCGTCCGCCTTCAACGCTTCCAATCGTTCCTGCGCCTGAGCTTCGCCCTCAAGCGAATAAATCAAGGTTCGTTTCATCGCTTACCTTTAAATTTTCTCGTCAAAAATCAACAGCACTTTCGAGCCTGTGATTGTATTGGCTGATGTGCCATTGGCCGTGCTTCGCACGCGCAAACGGTCGCCTTTCGCAACGACCAGATTTGCCGGAGTTGTGGAAAGCGTCAGTGAGCGAGCGGTATGCGCGGCGATTGCCGAGCCGGTTGTCGTCTTGGTTGTGTTGGCGTCTACCGCCCCAAGCAGAGCGGTAGAGCCTGCCCCAGCTTGGCCAAGATTGGTGATTGAAAATGTGATGTAGTTGGTCGCGTGTGCGGCCAGCGCGTCAGTGCCGGAAAAGATCGCTTCAATCAGCGTTCCGGCCTGCGGCGCAATCACGTAGTCGTCTGTGGTGCTGGTTGTGGCAATCGTGCCAAGATTGGCGGTGATTGTTTTCTTGCCGAATTTTGCTGCCATAGTAATTCCTCCTTGTTTGTTTGGTTCAAGGGCGGATATTGCTACCCGCCCACAGAAGCATTACTAGGCCGCAGCCAAGCACTTCAGAACAACGCCAGCGGAATCTTTGACGGACGTAGTTACGGCATCCCAGTTTGAACCCGTTCCCAGCGCGGTTGCATCCGGGTTTGCTCCGCCGTTGCTCACGTCGTACTGGTAGCCCTTCAGCCCCAGGTTGAAGGCGTACTCGCCCTGGTATCGGCGCACCAACTGCTTGAGGCCGGTCACATCGTCAATCACGATGTCCGTCGGTTCCGTGTCAATCAACTGGATCGCGCCTTCGGTCAAGCCCAATACGAAGTAGTTGCTTGAGCTAATCAGCGAAGCCGAGTCAGTGACCAGAATCGGACGGTTGAAGCCCGGAACGTCCACGCGCTGCAAGATGCCTTCGTAAATCGGCGCAACCTGATTGCTGATTTCATTCTTGGCCAGATCGAAATACTGTTGCGAGTGCATCACCCACGCCACAACCTTGCTTGCCGCATCGCCGAACTTGGCCAACGTTGCCAGCAAATTGGTTGAGGTGATCGAGGTTGTCGCGGCAGCGGTCACATCGTTGGTCACAGCGGAGACGTTGTTGATCGCCACGCGAGCGGCCAACAGGCCATCGTTGAGCATCCCGGTGATGATTTCCTTGCCGACTTGCTGACCGGCCACAACGTTGAACACGTCAGGATTGAATCCCGCCATCTTGAATGCCTTGCGCGCCGCATCAATCGTGAAGCTGCGATGCAACTTGACGTTGATTGCGTCGGTTTGCGTCAGCTTAACCGGCGTGCCGGAGGCGACCGACGTAATATCCTGACGGATGACAGACGTGGCCTGTTGGAAGAACGAGCGATACATATAATCGCCCTTCATCACGTTAGTTGACATCACAATTGCGCCATTCGCGCCGGTTGTGACGGCATCCGTCGCCTGCGTCAATGTTTCGGTCAAGCTTGAAGCTACTTGCTCCTGATAAATTTTGAAGTCTGATGCTACTGAAACTGCCATTTTCTTCTCCTAAATTGTGTTCAATTAGGGTATAATTGGTTTATGGATACCTTGAACTATACCCTCACTGAAGATTTTGCTTCTGAGGTTTGGAAAGCCGTTCCGACCCTTGAATCCTTGTATAGCGTTTCTAGCTGTGGCCGTGTTAGACGAGACGCGCCGTTTCCTTATCACCCTAATAAGCAACCTGGACTGCTGAGACAGTTCATTCGTGGTCGCTATTTGAGCGTGAATCTATACCGCGAGCCGGGAAACCCAATTCAGCGATACATTCATCATCTGGTCGCACTTGCCTTTATCGGAAACCGCCCTGATGGTTACGAGGTCAACCATATAGACGGCGATAAAACAAATAACTACGCTAGTAACTTGGAATACGTAACGCGACTTCAAAATCGAAGGCACGCAATCGTAAACGGACTTCATGTTATTGGAGAGAGGCATCACGCTTGTAAGGTTAACGATCAAGTAATTCGTGAAATTCGTCATCGTTTTTCTACTGAGAAGCTTTCTCGAAGATTCCTTGCAAGCTGCTACGGCATTTCCTACTCACATCTCAATAGCATCCTTCGAGGCACTGAGCGGAAGTACGTGCTATAGCAACGCCCCATCGTCTAGCTTTAGCCTGGACGCGCTTTAACATTTCTTTCCATTCGTTACACTCCCTGTTTTGTAGGACAGGAAGCTTTTAGCCCCTGCCTGATTGTTACCAGGGCAACCGGTCGTAGCCCGCGCTACCGTGTTGCCTGATGTAGTTGGCCTTCTGCTCGCTGGTCATCTTTGACCGCTTGAGGCCGGCTGCATTGCCTGTAGATTTCGCGCCGCCAGAACCGGAGCCGCCTTGCTCCTTGGCTGCGTAGAGGTAGTCGAACTCGCGGAAGAGGGTTTCACGGCTGTACACGTCGGGCTTGACGGAATCATCCGGCTCGCCGTTTTCATCCAATACTGCAAGCTCACCGTCCGCGTTCAATCCATAGCGGCTTTCCGCTTCCTTCAACCAGAGCTTGCGCCGTTCAGGAATCACGCCGGTTTCGTCGGCCAATTCCTGCAACTTCGTGCGCTTGACGAACTGCAAATGCGCCGCCTTCACGTCCGCAATTTCCTTGTCTTTCGCGTCCTGTGCGGCTTTCAGCGCGGCTTTCTGTTCGGCCTGAATCCGGCGAAGCTCAGCTTCGTGTGCCGTCTTCAATCGCGCCTTAATTTCTTCCGGCGTGCCTTTTGCGTCGTCGTCTTGCTGCTTGTGGTCGCCTTGTTGTCGCGTTGCCTGCCACTCTTTGAAGGCGGTCAATGCGTCGTCGTCCAGATCAGCAAATTTCTGTTTTGTCGCTTCAAGCTCAGCTTTCAGCTTGTCTTTTTCTTTCTTCAGGTCAGCGGCGTTCTTCTTGACGCCCGCGCCCTTTAGTTCCGCGTATTTGTCAGGATTGAAGACAAACTTGCCCTCGTTTTCTTCGTAGGCCGCGTGTAATCCCGCTTCGATTCCCTCTAGGGTTTCGACTTCAAATGCGATTGCCATTGCTTTTCTCCTTCGGCTCAGCTTAGGGAGCGTGTTGACCGGCTCAGCCGGGTTGGTGGTGGATACAAAAAAGCACCGGCCAAGGCTTCAAGCCCTGCGGTGCTTTGCGAATAAAATTGATTGTGCGATTAACTGACGGGAATCATCCCGCTTGACACGGCAAACGACGCCGCGTTGCGCGCATAGTGCGCCGCCAGCCAGTGATTGCCCGTCGCAATTGCGGCCAGCATCGCGTTGACAATGCCCGCAAGAAAGTCTTCATCCGTGCGCGTGGTTAGGTTTCGGACTCTCATAGTTCCTGTTATACTTTTTTATCAGATTGCGGCCATGCAAGAACCGCATGGTGGTGACGGTCAAAACAAACGCCCGTGCCCGCAAGGGATGACCAACCAACTTCGTTAGGGTAAACGGGGCAGTCGGAGTAAAAGCCGATACGCAATCACCCGCTCTATGCGGCCTTCATAAGCTGCGGAGTTTGCACAATCGGCGGCGGCTCGCTCGCCTTCTGTTCCGCCAGCCGTTGCACTTCAATCTCTGGCGTCACTTCATCCGGCAACAAGCCAGCGCGTTTCATAATCTGCAAAAAGGTCAATTTGCTAAGATTGCCGCCCGCAACGGACGTATTGAGCGCGGTCAAATCCTGCGCCGTAAGCGTCAATTCATCGGCGCTCATTCCCATTGTGAACTCACCGCCCGTATCCGCCGGTAAGCCCATCCACATCGCAAAATGCCGCGCCACGTTTTCAATACAATCGTGTACGGCTTCGCTCAGCATTGCCAATCGGGAAGCGCGTTTCTTGGCGCGTAGAACCTGCTCAGTGGCCGTTGAATTGACCGCGCCGCCTTCCATTACCATTTCCAATCCTTTTTGCTTGATGCGCTCTTTCAGATTGGCGAGATACTTTTCCCACGTTGGAAACGCATTGCCGTGCGGTTCCGCAAAGCCCATTGACCCGCCTTGCTCAAGCTCAAAGAAGACCCCCGGCCCCCAGGCAATTTGCGTAAATACAGTGTCCTCGTTCGCTTTCATCCCGGACGCATACGGAACCGCTTTGCAATAGTGCAGCGTGTTTTCAAAGTCGCTTTGCTTGCTAAATTCTTTCGCGCACAATTCGGCCAAATCGTACATCGTTGGCCCGTCGCATTCGGTTTCGTTGTCAGGGTCAGGATTCGCGTTGAAGATAGAAACGGGGATTTCCGTCAGTGTGGTCGTGTCGCCATCAATCTTCGTCAGTTCTTTTCCGGCCTTGTCGCCTTGCTGTACCTCGCGCTCTTCCCAAATCTCCCATTCTACCGGGCCGGTCGCTATAAAATCGCCCATCTCAGTTTCTTCTACGGGCAAGCGCCAGACGCGATAGCGTTCGACTTCTTCGCTGCCAAAGCCATTTGGCACATAGCGGCACTCCCGAAACACAATTTGCTGCAACACCTGCGCGCCGCGAATCGTGACATACGTCGGGTCGTTCTGGACTTCCTTTGCGCTGTAGAGCGTTGCATACGGGCGAAGATTGAGCGCCCTAGCCTGTGCCGCGTCCATCTGTTGCCCTTGTAGATTCGTCGGCCTGCGCTGCATATCGGTCAGCACATAGGCCGCGCCATAATGCACGCCACGCCGGAACAATCGCTGATTGAAGACGTTGAAATGCGTGCCTTTCAGGTCAATGTTTTCAAAGTGTTGCACAATCTGCGCCGGAACATTTGCGCCAATTGTGACCGGCTTCGCAAAGACCATTCCGACAAGGCCGTCTAAAGTGTCTTTGTAGTCGCCGTCAGAGGTGGCAGAGGCAACACGATCATCGTACACGTCGTCATGTTCTGCCGGGAATTGCGGCAACATCGTGCCTTTCGCCTTGCGCATCGCCAACGTGCCGTCCAGCACGGTGTCTACAAATTCCCATTGCGGAACTAATTCGGCGGCGTATTCCGGCGATTGATAATCTGGCTTAGTCGTGTCGCTCATTCAGTTCCGTCATGCACGGCGCGAACTTCCGCCAGTAATCGGCGGAAGAGAGTATTTTCTAAGGTGATTGGTGCGGTTTGATTGCCGTTGCATTGCTCTTTCAGCACGAGCAGATAGCTATAATCAGCTTCCGTGAGATAGCGCAGGCGTAGGCGCTCCGGCCAGAGGGTTGCTTCAATGGATGGCTCTTGCGTATTCATTACATTCTGAAAGATCGAATCTGCGTTTCGCGTGAAGCGTCCATTACTCGATACCGGCTCTCGTCTCCGATATGATCCTCTGCCTTCGTATTCACGTCGTCCGTCTTGTTCGCATCACGCGGCAGAACTGGCACAGTGCGGATAAACTGAGCACATCCCTCAAACACAAACAGCCCCGGCGATTCCATCGGAAATTCCATTGCCGCCTTCAGGTATTTGCGCATTCGCTCCCAGCCGTTTCCGCGACTGCCGGGCGACTTATCCGCCTTTGTCCAACGAATACCGCGCTTGGCCATATCATCGGCAATGCACACGCCGTTTTCCGCGTCGTAGATAGACGAATCCGCTGGCCCAGGTTTTACCTTGTAGCCCATTGCGGCCTCACGCTCTTTGATGCCATCCGCAATCTCGGTTGCAAGTAGCTTTAAGCCAACATCCGGTTGGCCATTCCAGCCATACCATTCGTTGATTCTAAAAAGTGTTCCCGGCGGGTAGTTCCTGCCATTCGGCGCGGTCGTGCCGTCGCTTTCCGCCCACCATCCCACACTAAACGGCTTTGATGATCCCCAATCGAACGAGCGGTCAATCTTCCACGTTGAAGGGATTGCAAACGGCTTAATGACGTGCTTTTCGCGCCGCCAAATATCATCAAACATCCCGCCCGCAACAATGTCCCAGTCCGCATCCAGCATTGCACGAACCAATGCCGGATCGCCCAAGCCTTCCAATTTACCCGCGTAATCTTCCGCATCCACGCTTGGATTATCCGAAAGCAGAGCGCGAATATATTGCCGCTGCATCCCGCCTTCCGGCTTCGGCATTGGCTTAATTTCACCTTCGGGCGCGTTGTCTACAAAATCCGATTTGACCCAGTTGTGGCCAACATCGCCGGGATTCGTGCCGTTTAATGCGCGAGGAAACATCCCCCTAAATGGCTCAGGAACGACCAGACTACCAAGGCGCATACGGGAGCGAAGGAAGCGGTACATCTTGGCTGTGAACTGTGTCAGTTCATCAATCATCAAGACGTGAATTTCCGGCCCTTTATACTTGTAAACGTCTTTTTCGTGCTGACAATGGCAGAGGAAGATTGTCGAACCGTTCCAAAAGCGGATCGTGTGGCTGGAATGGTTGATCGTCACCAGCTTGGCATTGACCCACTCGGAGAGCAGCACCGGAAAGCTTGATGGCCCCTCCATGTGGTTCTTGTACAGTTCGTCAAAGTGCCGACGAAAGATGTACACCTGCAAGCCGGGAACCTGACACGCCCAGAGAATCGCCGCCACGCGCATTAAATGGCTTTTCCCGCCGCCCGCCGCGCCGCCGTAAAGAATTTCCGTTGCCTTGCTGAACAGCGCAACCCGCTGGCGTTTATGCAGGTAGAAATCGAGCGCGAGCGGTTTAATCTGGCTGTTTTGACTCGCTAGCGTAGACATTGATTGTCGGCGTCATTCCGTTGACCGTGCCGCTGTGTTCGACTTCCTGTTTTTCTGTAAAGAGCTTGTGATGCTTGCCGAGCAATTCCAAGGCGCGCACTTTATTCTGCACCGCTTTCGGGTCAGCGTCCCATTTGATTCGCGCAACGGCTGCTAGTTCCGACAGCACGGCATCGGCGGTCATCGCTGCATCGTCTACGCGAGCGGCTACACGCGAGGCAATTTCAACATTTTCCAACAGTCGCGGCCCTTGGGAGTGTGGCTGCTTGTAGCCTGCAATGCGCGCCGCTTCGGTGGCGTTGCCGTTGGCTACCCCTAGATAAGCTTCAACAAAAAGCTGTTGTTTGTGATTCAACTCCGCCATCTACTCAATTTTCGCAATCCGCTGCCCGTAATAGTCCGCCATCGCAAAGTGATAATCGCTGCCCGTTTGGTCAAACCAGTGCAGGTACAGCGAGCGCAAAGCGGCGTAGCGTTCGGCGTCGGTCATTTCGCTAATGCCTCAATCATTTGAGTCACCGGATACTCGCATCCGCACTTCAACCGTACGATGCTGCCGATGATTCGACTACCACGCCAACGCTTTAGAATTGCTCGCCTTGATTTCGTGGTCAGTCTCATTACTGCTTCGCCTTCTGCAATTCCATCGTCTGCAAGTTTAGCTCGCAGCCGTCACAGCCCTTTGCCTTTGCCGTCGCCGCAATCCAGTTGCTCCGATTGGCCAGCGCAAAATTGAATGCGGTTGCTGCCGCTTTCCAGCGATAGGCGGCAGTCAGTACGGCATCATTTTTAGCCAGATACAGGGCATTGCCTGCGTTGGCAAGCTCCTGCTCTGCCTCGGCAATTGCTTGCTGCAACGGCTCAAGGGCTTTGCGCTCGGCGTCGGTCAGCGCAAGCGGGTTCGGCTTGGCGTCAGCTTTCGGGGCATCCTGTGCGGACACGGCAACACTGGCCGACAACCACAGGGATGCGAGAATGGCCAGCACGAAGGCAGGCAAAAGAGATTTGAATTTCACTGTAAAACCTTTCCTGTTAGGTTTATTGATTAACTACTCGTTAAATAACTAACGCGCCTCGTTGCAATTACTTAGCGGCGACGGCTGGCCGTTTTCCTTGCGCCAATTAAATACTTGGCTAAATACTATGCCAGCTTTTCCGCCAAATTCGCCTCAGTGCGCTTTTCCGCGTTGTAGACCAGAGTGCGGATTGCGGTTGCCAAGGTGCTCATCGGATGGGCGATATAAGTCGAGCTAGAGTTTGGGTCAGGCGTATCAAGCGACTTCTGAACCTTCTGCCATTCAGCAAGCGTAAATGTCGCCGTCAGGGTAAATTCGACTTCCTGCGGCTTCTCAATGCGAAAATCAATCTTCATCGGTAAATCGCCTCTAGCGCCTGCTCTGTCTGCCGATCCATCGCCGCAATCCACGCCTCGCCGGTCAGTGTCACGGGCGCAGCGTTCACCGGCTTGCCCAGCGCGGCATAGTGGCGGTGATATTCGCGGGACTGATCCAACAGCGCGATCATCCGCGAAGTGAAATACTCACGCGCCGCCAGCCAAAGGGCGGCTTCGGCGTGGCGGATGGCTTGCTCAGGTAGCATCACAACCACCCATACTGCGCCCGCAGCGCAAATTGTCGCTCGTTCGCCAAATAGCCTTGAATCAGCGGCTCCGCGTCTTCCCCAAGCTGCAATCGCAATTGCGCGAACATCAGCCGCGTTTCTCGATCCAGTGGCACTTGGCCGCTATGCGCGAGAGGGTACAGATCGTCAATCGCTTGAGCGTTTGTCCGCAGGCTGACACCGGCTGGCTGACGCGGCTGCAAAATCAATTCGCCGCCGTCCCAGAGGGTGCGTGCTGCGTCGGATACGTGCGCCAGGTGCGAATGGATCGCCACCAGTAGCCCATCCCGCAGCCACACAGCGAACGCACGCGGGCTAACCTCGTGTTGCAAAGAGCCGTGTTTGATTAAATACCGTTTGGCGCGATGTTCGATCTTGCGTTTTCTGGCCATCAAATAGCAAAAGGCACACGTGGGCCGTGTGTTGGTTCGTTGCGACTGCAAGCCCAGGTTTGGACGAGTCACGCTAGATTGTAGACGAGGGTAATTTGCGGCAGAAACGCCGAAGGTATGCTTTGACCAGCGCGGGTACTATAGCACAACCAGGCAGGCGTGGCAAGCAAAAAGGTGCTGCCCTGTTCTAATGATTTTCTTTGCGATTGGTTGAATTATTCTGTTGACAATTAGTAGCTCTAGGGCTACTATATCAACCATCGAAGCCGCAATAACGCGGCGCGAAACCAAAGGAGAAACGACAATGGCAACCGTTCACGAACCCATCTTAAAAATCGGAACTTTTGGCGTTCACATTCTGGCCAATCCTACCGGCACATTTTCTTTTTTTGGCACTGTGCCGAATACCTGCGCCGGAACTTTCCCGACGTTTGACGCTGCGCTGGCGAGCTTTATTGCCTTCTTCAAGGCTCAGCCGTTTGACTGGCAGCGCGAGCACGTTGGCGACTTACGCAACGATGTTTTTGCGGCTGTTATGAACGCCTAACCACTCACCCGCGAGCCTGCCCCGCTCGCATTTCCGCCGCAAGGCACAAGGAGATTCAGTAATGCCATTTGAACACCGCAACGAAAAAGAACTGTTCACAAAAGGCGACTTCCACCTTGTCAGATTCGACAAGTATCAAGTCGGCTTCGGCGATGAAACCTATTTCGGCCAATTCTATGCCGTCCATAATGGCGAACAGATGGTTCAATCTGCCAGCCTTGATCGTGCAGAAGAGATTATGGGTGAATTTTTGAGCGGCTCGCGCACGTTTGACACGGCAGAGGAACCCGCCAATGCCTGACACCACAACCGCCGCCCTCGCCGCCCAAGACGGCTGCGCATCTAACACCGTCACCAAATGGGCGAGGCTGCACGGCATCAAGCCAATAGGCCGCGACTACCTATTCAGCGAGCAGCAAGTCGCCGCGTTCCTGAGCCGTGACCGGAAGCCAGGGCGAAAACCGAAAGACGGCGCGTTGAGCCGGAGCGGCAAATCACGGCGCAAGAGCCGGAAGGAGGAAAGCAAATGATCGAGGAAAAGATTAACGCAAAAGGGAATACTTGCTGGGACGTGCGAAAAACTGCAACGGGGCCAATTCTAGGCACCGTTTTTTCAACCAGCCTGCCCACGCTTTCTTTTGAGGCGTTCAGTTATTGCCCGTCCGCGCTTGCTCACCGCTGCGCAACTGTAGAGGATGGGGAGCGCTGGATACTTGATAGAGTTGTAACAGTTAGCGAACTGCAAGCCCTGCCCGATACTGAATTAAACGCACTGGCCGCAAAGCTGCGCGGGTGGAAACTGGAAAACGGGCGGTATTGGGAAGAAGACGGAAGCAGGTCAACAAGCGAAATGCGCCTTGACCGATGGACGCCTGCCACCAGCCGCGACCAGAGTGGCGCATTGCTGCAGTGGGCAGCGACGCAAGGATGCTACTTCACTATCGGCTTTGGGGACTTTAACTCTGAGGTGCGAGTCAGGATAAATCTCGAACGCAACGAGCGCGAGATATTTGTAGATGAAACCATCCCCGGCAACGACGCCCGCGCCGAAACCATCGCCTTTTGTGTGGCGATGCTGGCGATGGAGACGCAAAATCGGCCAGCCCCGAAGAGCTAGCCGATTCCCTCGTGATGCCGCACTGGTCAAAGCTCGGCTTTCACTAGAATGAAAATTTCCCAGAGGCAGCACCCGACCCCCGTTTTCTACGTGCCGCCTCTGGATTGCCGCCCTAGTCGCGGCAACGTCGCGCCGATGGTGCGGGGAGCCTCAGCGTATCCGGCGTCTGGTAATATGTTTTCACCGTTCCCACGCTTCAGCTACCCCATACGCGGGGCATTCCTCAAGACTTCGCAATCATCTCGCGCAATTGCTTAAATTCATCGCGCCACTCAGACCGAAATTCCGTCACCGTTGCTTTCAGTTCGGACACCGCATCTTTCAACTCGGAACGGCTCACCTTATCGTTCAGCGCCGCCTCAAATTTCGAGTTTTGCTCGTTCTGCCGTTCCAATTGCTTTTCGAGCGCAGCGTACTTTTCCGCCCAGTGTCCATTCACATCCGCAACCGCCTTTTGGAAATCCGCTTTTGACACTTTATTAAACGCGCTCACTACGTAGCCAAGGACTACGGCAAACAGCGGCCCGATTAGCGACTTCCAAATCTCCCACCCTGTCGTCTGCATCAATCAATCCCTTCAGCACCAATCAAAGAACGTGGCCAGCCGCCTCCACCAAAGCGAACAACCAACACGGATCACCCCCTTTCCGTGACGGCTGGCGTGTTACAGGTTATTTCAACAGCGCAGCAGGCGCAGGCGGCACAGACTGGCCACTAATCAGCTTACTGATCGCGTCCACAACGTATCGAAGCGCGGTTGCTGCCTTGCCGCGCACTTGAAAGCGCGCAATGGTCAGCACACTATTGGCCACGATCAGCACCGCCTTGAATGGCCCGTTGATCTTATCGGCTGTGCCGTGTTGCAGCACTTCCGGGAATGGTGGCAGGTCTGCGCCTTCCGTTACGGCTTGGATCACGTCCGCCACGTATACCAGCAACGCGCCCGCAAAGTCATCAGCGCCAGCCTTATCCGCGTCCAGATCAACCAGCGATTGCCCGATAGCTCCAAAATACGGAGCCAAGTCTTTAATGTTTGCCATTTCTTTATTCCCCTTTTTCTTTACGCCAGCGGCGCGTTTGAGTCTTTCAGTTTGCCACCAATCACGGCCAGAATCGGCCCAATCTGAGCCAAGAGTGCATAGACGTGCGCCGGAACCCACGCGAACAGTTCACTATTCGCAGGCAGCACCACAAAGCCGATTACGGCGGCAGCGGTCAGCAACAATCCCGCAGCGGTCACGCCCGCAGGCAGAATGAACGACTTAATGCCGTCCGACAGTGCGCCGATCACGCCCGCAATCACCATCGCCGCGATGCCATAGGCCGGCTTAATGTTGGTCAGATTGGCGGCAATCGCCATCAGGATCGAACCAAACAAAATCAACTTGGAAAGCCATCCAGGAATTTCCATAATGTCCTCCTTAAAAAGCAAAACGCCGCCAACCGGAACAATCAATTTTAATTGCTCGGATTAGCGGCGCGTGTCTGATACAAATCAGCCGAAGCTACTGGGTTAATTTTTCAATCAAAGCTTTGCGTTCGCCAGCCATTCGCTCAATCACCTGCATTGCATTCGCCAGGGAGCGTTTCACGGCCAGCAGTTCGCGGAGTTCATTTGTCGCGCTGTCTACGGCATCGGACGCGCTGACGGTTATTGTTTTGGGATTTAAACGCAGAGAATCATCCGCAGCGGTGGCGGATGTAAGTTTTTGGCCGGATTGGGGAGTCAAACTGCTCAACGGCAATCTCCGGTTATTGAAGCACCGGGGAGAGTATAGTGATTCTGATTGTCAGAATCAAGCGGCGCAGGTTAATTTTTCACTTCATCAATACCACCAAAGTCGAAGCTTTTGCATCATCCTTGCCAAATATTCCACGTCGCGCTTTGCTATTAAACCTTGAAATTTGTAATCATCTTTGCGCTTATTAAATGGCTTCATTCGCCAGTAGTCGTCCGCGTGGATTCGCTTGCAAAGTTCCGCCACGATTAGCAACTCCCGACTCCGCTTCATTGCGTCCACTGTGAAATTTGACTCTGCGAAGGCGTGCGCCATTCGCCGCGTACCAACTTCTAGCAATGGCAGCAAGTACGCAAAATCCCAAGTGCGAAACTTCCAGACAGCACGAAAAAAGCATCGCAGGTTCCCGATCCCCCACTTCAGATCATAGTAAGCGTCTAGCGTTTTTAGCTGCCAATAGCGCAATCCTTTCATCGTCTCCTCCATTGGTTTGCGCCGTCGCCTTCCCGAATCTGCTCCGCGCTGACGGCAAAGATAAAATCGCCCCGCCCTTCCCGCCGCGCCCGTTGCCGCACCGCACAGCGCACGGCAAGCACGAGCCACAGCAGGAAGCAGAAGGCGGCGACAGTGATGGGGATGGCGTCGCGGGTCATTGAATTACCCCTGCGTTGAAAGAGGGGCAAATCGGACAATCCAGCCAATTGCCCCTGATTCGTCAATTACCCCTGATTCGTCAATGTGAGCTACGCCGTGCTTTCGCGCCGACTCTGCCGCATTCTGCAATCGCAGCAACGCCAGATCAGCCATCGTGTTTAGTTTGAGCTTGCCGGAAGCGTTTTCCTGCGGCTCGCCCTTCTGCGGTTGCCCCTTTGCCGGGACGGTTGAAGATGCCTTCGAGGACTTCATACGATATATCTCCTTCGGCTAATGCCGTTTTTACCCCTGGGGGCAATGTCTTGTTTTTCAATGCGGCAAATTGTCGGTTATTGATATTTCCGCAGGCAAATACCCCTAGCACAAATGAGGGGCGCTCCCCATTTACGGAGAATCGAACCCGCTCCCGAATCTTGACAACCACGCCTCGTTTTTGACGGATAAACTCAAGTTCGAGCCTAAATTGCCCCTCATTTTCACCCTCGCTATCCCCTTCCGGTTCAATAACTTCCGGCAGGGGCATTTCAGGGGCAATTGCGGGGGCATTTACTGTAAAGCTTGAATTTGCCCCTGCGTCAAGAGTGGGGGCAGCCCCTAACTGGCGCAAGGTTGCGCTTAGCGAATCTTCGTCAATTGGCCGGGGGCAATTCCGAAAACTGCCAGAAGTTTGGGAAGAATTTGCCACGCTCCGAACAGGAATAGGCAAACGAGGAGCAGTCTCGCTAGAAGTATTTTTGCTTTGCTCATCTACCGCCGCCCCCATCCCCGTAGCCAGCCCGTCACCGTCGCCGGATTGGGCGCTGGCCCGGTCAGTGTCGCTGCCAGGAATAGCCCCACGAGCAGGCCCGTCATCATCCAAAGTAGTTTGTTTGCCATTTTGAATCTGATTTTCAACTTGAGGCAGAGCGGTACTGCCCTGCCCCGGTGGTAAGGGAGCCGTTGCGCGGCTCGGTTGCGCTGTCAGGGTTGCCTCGCCGGTTTGCGCTGAAGGCGAGGCGGCTATTTTGATTCACTCCGAGTAGGATCGTAGAAGTTCGTTGAGCCAGCAATTGTCGTCGTTTTCCCCGACGCCGGAACCGGCTGAGGCGGTGTTAGGTGATTCCATTCCGCCTCTTTTGGCTTCTCGTAATCAGGTTTTCCGTCGTCGTTCTTGTCAATATGCGGCTGCGCCTTGCGAGCAAAGATCATCGTAATTCCAAAGCAAATCAAAGCCAGCAAGGGCAGTGCAACGTACATCCCGCCATGAATGTACCAGTCAGGCAAGAACGTAGACGCCTTGGATCGCTCTGCCGCTTCCGCAACCTTCCGCTGTGCGCTCTCACTGGCAGACCGGGCAACCTCGCCGCCGCTCGCAATTGTGCGCCGGGCTGTAACGCGCTGACCGTTGGCGTTCATTTCTTGAGCAACCTTGCCGGAGGTTTCAATTGCCGCCGATGTGCTGGCCGCTGCTACTTTTGCTTGAGCATCCCCAATGGCCGCAATCGTCTCCTTTTGCTGCACCGTTGAGCTTTCAAACGTCAACACGCCGCCCGCGTGGACAATCTCACACAACGCAAGGCAGATGGATGCGTAAAAGCACCAGTTCACAAGTCGCTTGACGGTCTGATGCGACTCGTGAATCCGTTTGGCGCTCACGTCATCCACGAATAATTCCCAAATCGTCATCAACAGCGTAACAGCGGGAAGCAGTAACAAGCCGCCCTTAAACATCATTTGGTAGGTCGTGTTTGTGATAATTCGGTCAACGTGCCCCCAAAGCACAGACGTTGTAAAGCAAAACACGATGGTAAAAATCGTAAACGTCCAGCCGACACGCTGATTCCGAAAGCTGGTAAATCTTGGTTTTTCGCTCATTTTCCTCTCCCGCGCCGAAGCGCAATCACAGCCGACACGATGCCGACAACCAAATCATCTACGTAGCCCACTGGCGGCACGTCTGGAATTAAATCCAGCGGCCAGAACCAATACGCAATAGCAATTGCAGAGCAGAGCAACGGCTTCATCGCTCCCCCTTCGGCATCAAAACTACTTCGTTGATCGAAACGCGATCCGCTTCCTTGTCGGAATAGCGAAGCAGGTACGTGCCGTCTTTCTGCCGTTCCAGTACGCCAACGCGCTTGCCGTCCACGCGCATTGCCTCGCGTCCAGTGTAGTCCGGCTCAAGGCGAAGCAGAGAGCCGCCCGCGCCAAAACCGGGACGCTTGGGTAGCTTCGGCTGCGCGAGTGTTAACACAGCCAGACTAACCAGCGCCGCGCAAAGTAAAATTGGTTTCATTGAAATTCACCTCTGAGTTGAGGCGAAAAGGTAGGCTTGCAAAATCTCCCGCGTGGCGGTGTAATCCCCACGCCGCTAATCGTAAGCCTTAACCTGTTCGCGTTAGCGGTTCGAGGCATCGGGATAGCCGTCCTGATGCCTCACTTATTGCTTGCCCTTTCTACACCCGACTCAGCGGGCAGGGCAAGCAGAAATCTCAGATCGTGGCGTCTTTTGGCCCGCTGTATTGATGGTAGCGTCGAAACGGCTCCGGTTTCGGTAGTGATGCCGTGACCGTCGGCGCACCGTGGCGCAGTTCGCGCCGCGCTTCCTCAATGGATTCCAAGACAACGCGATCAAACTGCTCAATCGGCACACCCTGTCGCTTACACGCTCGGACGTGGGCTGTAATCATTTCGTCGGCCAGCGCTCGCGCTTCCGGTTTCAGTGCGTTCAGTGCCTTAATCGTTGACGCGGGCAATTGGCCAGTTTTCGCCAGCGTCTTATCCGACACCGAACAGCGCGGCGCGCCCTTTGCCTTCAGCTTGCTCTTTTCAGCGCGGAGCCGTTTATCCCTTCGCGCCTTATCATCGTGACACTTACGGCAGCGCAGCTTCTGATCGCCGGAGCTTTCCAGTTGCCGCAGCGCCGGGATTGCCCCCTCAAAATCTTGCTGGCAATCTTGGCAAACCACTGTAGCGAAATATGCCCGCCGCGTTCCTGCATAGACGCCAGGGCGCAACTGCTTCGGCGTTTGCGTGCGGAGCGTCTGGATCAGGTTGCCGTTAATATCGCAGTGCGAGCAGAGCCATTGCTTCACGCCGCGGCGAATTAGTTTACCCACTCGTGACATCGTGCCCAGACTGCGTTTGTTGCAACCATCGCAATAAAATACCGCAAAATAGGCAATCCCGCCCTTTTTGCTGGCCTGTGGCTCAATCGCCAAGATTTCGTGTGTTCCATATGTTCCAACTGTAATTTTCATCTTGCCCCTTGAAAGTATTTGCCCATCGCTTACGCCATTGGGTTTGTTATCCGGTTTCCCGGTTCGGCAGCGCTGACCTCGTGCTCATTACAGACAGGCCCCTTGAGCCGCAGAAAGAGAAGGTGCGGTAGGTGTGTTGGGCCTGAAAAAGAACAAGCGACGGGCAAAGCTTGGTTAAGTTTGGTTATGCTGCCCAAAGCGCAGCGCGTCCGCTTCCTGCATCTCTGCGCGAAGCAGTGATTGAAAGGCGCTGATCTTGTCCGATTTTGCCGTTAACGCCTCTTTAACACCTTTCGCCATCGCTTCCGCCAGCCGATAGGTGAGCATTTGCGGCGCAATCGTCGTTGTCACGAACGCATCGCGCTGATCACTGTTTTTGCCTTCCGCTTTGAGCATATTGGTCGCATAGGCCAGCTTAAAGGCGTGCTCCGCGTTGACCTGATCCACCAAATGCTTTTGGTACGATTCAACCAGCGTGTCACGCTCGCCGATGGCGTCTAAAAGTTCCTGTTGAATTTGCTCTTTAGTCATCGCGTTACCTCTGAAATGCCATCCGCGCCGCGTCTCTGGCGTGCTGGCTGGTTTGCTTTGTCCATCCAGTGACTCGTTCAAACTCTGCCCGGTCGTCTGCCGCTTTTCCTTTCTTCCCCAACGGTTTTTGCTCGATCACTTCATACCCGCAACGGCGCAACCCCTCGGCAAGCAGCTTTGCTTCGCGCATCACTTGCCCGACGTTCTGCGCGAGCCGCGCCGCGTGGTTTTCGTTCAACCCTTTCGTTTTGCGTTCGCGGAATACCGGAGCGTGGTGAGCAACCTCAACTACAATTTCGGCTGTTGTGTTACGAATTGCGACATCAGGAAGCAGGTTTTCAGTGTCCAAAATCAGAGGAATCATCACCCCCCAAAAATCCCGCGTTTCAACGCTGACAAACTGTTTTTCCTTCCGATCCCACACTGCAAAGCCCGTTTTGACGCCGGGATCAATTCCCACAACGTAGCGTTTTCGCGGCATTGGCGGCGCTGGCTGCGTTTCCTGCTCCCGCCCCTTAGCTTCCGCCGCCTCAAGCGCGGCAAGGCCAATCTCGCGCAAGCTCGTGCCGGTGCGCGTTTGCAGGCCACCCAAGGCAAGCAGTTCACTTTTCGTCATTACCGTCCTCCAATTTCACCAATTTGGTATAGCAAGTCAGGCATAGCCAGTCTTTGCATTCTTTCGCCGTCGCGTTGAAAGCAATTCGCTTTTCTTCGGGAGTGAGCCTTGCTCCGCATAGCGTGTACGAGCTTCGCTGTTTTACGATATGCCTACCATCAACAAGGCTAACGTTTGGGCGTTTCGATGTATTCATAATCCGGTAACTCCTGCAAATAATCCGGCTCGCAAGTCGTCAGGCTGGCCGTGTACGCATCCAGCACCTTGCCAATGTCCTCGCGGAGCAGCTTGTCGGCATGTTCCGGGCTGCATAGCGGGTTCCGGTCCAGCGCCGCCAGTGCGTCAATCGCTTCGGTGCGTGTCATTGGCTCACCTCTTCCAGCGATTCCGGCCACTCCTCGTCGCATTCCCCGCAATCGCATTCGCCGATGCGCTGCACATCCATTCCCGGCGCTTCCATTGCGCGGCCAAGCTGTTGATTGATGCGCTGAAAGTACAACGTTGCGCTAAATAGCTCCCCGCATTGCTCGATCAGCGCGGCCTTTTCTTCGGCCAGTTGTCGGAGCTTCGGTTGCCGCGCCAACGCGCCGCCGATAAAGCCAAATATCACGGCTAAGGTAATTAGCATCATCGTTTCGTCCATTACTCTTCCTCCATCGTTGCGGCCTGCTCATCCGCCGCGTCTTGCTGGTTCAATGTGCCGTTGAGCCAAACCGTGAACACGATCATGGCAACGCCGACAACGCCCGCGCCCAGCACGGTGATGACCAATAGAGCAACGAGAAAATCCAGAAATGTCATGCGGCCTCCTGATTGGGGAAGTTTAAGCACGCAAACTCGCCAAAATACTTCAGCGCGGCTGCGTCGTAAGCGACAGCCGCTATTTCCGGTGAAGGATAATGCCCCAAAAACATCGAGCAACCGTTAACCCTTACTTGAGCGCGAAACGGTAAACGCTTTCTGCCGCTAAAAGAGACGCCTTTGAATCCCGTCCTGTTATTGGAAAACTTGCGCCTGTTCTGGTTATTTTGCGCCACGGTGCATAGCCGCAAATTGCTTTTCTGATTATTCAATCCATCATGGTCTATGTGATCAACACTGCCCTTACTGTTTTCACCGATAACGGCAGAATGCATGTAAACCGTCGCGCCTGACTCACGGTCATCCCTGATCGCGTAAAAATTGCCATTGAGCTTCCTTAGCAGTCTCCACTCAAAGCGAGCAATTCGCTCATAGTCTTCATCGTCAACAATTGCGACTTTTCCTTGTGTCAATGGAATCTCTTTCATACCCCTCCTAGAATCCCAAGACTCGCTCAAGTTCATTTACAACGGGCGCTTCCGTGAAATGCCCGCACTCGACACATAGCAATAAGCCATCCATTGCAACGGCTTCGTGATGGCACACCAGCGCATCCAGCCGCATTGCATAACGGCGCACCGTCGCGGCGTCCGCGCTCAAATCCACCAGCGTTTGCCAGATCGTCTGCGCGCCATCCAGCCAGTACTTGAACTGCCGGTCAGTGTCCGCGCTG